TAGATTAGAAAGAAGATTAGCTAGGTTATGTGCTAAAGTAGCAATTGTAAAAGTGGGCGCTAATTCTGATATTGAATTAAAAGAAAAAGCAGATAGAGTTGAAGACGCAATTTGCGCAACTAAAGCAGCTATTAAAGAAGGGATTATTCCTGGTGGTGGTATTGCTTTGCTTGACGCTTCAGAAATTATTAACTCAGACTCAGCAGGCGATACGGCTTTACTAAACGCAATCACTGCGCCATTTTATACTATTTTAAGAAATGCAGGTATTGATGTAATACCAACAAATAGGCGTGTTGGATTTGGATTAAATGTTATAACCAATAAAACGGTTAATATGATTGAAGCGGGTATTATTGATCCGTTGTTAGTTACCAAATCAGCATTAAGGAATGCAGCATCAGTTGCTGTTACAATATTATCAACCGATTGTGTAATCAATAATTTGAGGATCAATGAAGGCAATAGGTAATAATATAATCATACTACCAAAGAAAGTAGTTACAGATAAAACGAAAGGAGGTCTTCTGTTGATTGAAAAAGATAAAGAAGATATTAGATATAGAGAAGCGGTTATAGTATCAGTTAGTGACGATATAAAAGCAGTTGTCGAAGGAGATGAGATATATTATGATAAGCACGCGGGTCACGGTATTGAATTTGAAGGCGATAAATATACTATCATAAAGTTACAAGATATAGTTGTTGTATTATGAAACGGTTTGAAGCTAAGGACATAAAAGAACTTAACTTATTAAAAAATTATAGAATAATACGTAAATGGGCATGCAAGACAAATGAGTTAAGTGATGCCGATTTAGAATTGCTAATATACTTTGATTGTATGGACTTCTTTACAAAGCAAGACTTTAAGATAGGTACATACTCATACAGCTGGGATAATAGACGATGGAACTCTTTATTAAAAGAAGGGTGGATAGTCGTTTGGAGACCTAGAAATCATACAACACAAAAATACCATATATATAAAGTTTCTTTCAAGTGCAAACAATTAATAAGTAGAATGTACCGTATAATGCTCGGTATTGAAGAAATACCTACTAGCACGCAAAGAAACCCAATAATGAAAGGTAAAACATATAGTGATATAGTATTAAAAAAAGCAATAGAAAACGTTAATAAAAATAATTAAGATGATAGACAACTATAATCAAAATCCAAACCAATTGCAATATAATGCAATGAATCCTAATGCAATGGGTAATATGCAAACATTGCAAAATGTAAATGGTGTACAATTGGATAATACTTTTAATAGAGTTCCAACACCACAGATGAACCAGCAATACGCAATGCCAACTACGCCTGCTGCAATACCGCAAAACGTACAGACGCAAATTATGCCTGATAATAACCTACAAACATATTAATCATGATTTTAAACATTAAAACACACCCGATGGACGCACATGATAAACTAGCTAAAACTTCAGGAGTTGGAGCTAATGCTTTATGGAACGGTCCTTTTAATACTGACTCTTTGCCAAAAGGTAAAGGATCAAGTTCTGGAATCAACGGCATTATTTTGAATAATGACAAACCTATGGCCTGCGGTTGCCCAATTACTCAAAAAGCAAAAGGGCGTTCTAATGGGGCATACTGATTTAAAAATATATTTATTTAATAGTACCGCTATGGTTATAAGCATGACTGCAGTAGAACCAGTATTAAAAATAATGTTATTAGTGGTTTCTATTGGCTATACTATTAATAGGTGGATAGGATTATACACGGATAAAAAAAATATTAACAAAACTGAAGAATAATTATTATGAAAAAAATGGTAACAGAAAAAGCTACTGGAGAAAAATACGGTTCTAAAGCAGCAATGGCTAAACACGAAAAAGGTGAAGGCAAAAAAATGCAAATGAAAGAAAAAGTTGCAGCAAAGAAAACGGTAATCAAAAAGAAAAAATAAGATGGCATATACTCAAACACCAGGAAGAGGTAATGGGCCTAAAACAGGAGCGGGTTTACCTGGAATTTTAAATAATGGTTCTGCTAATAGCACACAACCTGGCAATCCTCAAGGATACAATCCAGCTACTTCTCCATTGGACAATACTGTTAGCAAAGGGGGTTATGAAAAAACTTTAGATAAAGTTGGCAATACTTTAATACTTAGAGGAGGAGATAAAAAAGAAATTTCTAGAGCTCAGATTGGAACTAAGCAAGAAGAAGCGATGCGTAAGGAATATGAAGCTAAAAAATCATTTACAGAAAGTGCTAGGAAGGAAAATGCTAATTTTCTAACGGCTAGAGAAAAAATAGGCAAAACAGCTAAATAAGTTTTGGTCAAAACCTATTATAATACGTAATTACATATATTAAACAATTAAATTAAATAAAATGAATACAGAAATTAAAAAGATTACAACAGAACAATTAGAAAAAATCAATGCTGGCCAAAAAGATTTGCAATCTGTGTTGACTAATATTGGGGTTTTAGAATCACAAAAACATAGTTACCTACATCAACTAGCGGATCTAAACAAATCTATTGAAGAATTTAAGTCCGAAATTGAAGCGGAGTATGGAGCAATCAATATCAATTTGCAAGACGGTTCTTATACACAGATTGTGAAAGAAGGTGGATCAACTGACTTAAGCGAAGACTAATTGTGAGTTCTGTTATAAGAAAAATAAGTATAGGTTCAGATTATAAAAATGATGCAATGCATTATTCTATAGGCCAAACAGTATATGGAGGTCATGAGATTTCCCATATATTGTTTAATGAATCTGAAAACTCTTATAATATTCACATAAAAAAAGGAGACGAGATAATGCCGTGGAAGAAGTTTAATTCTAACATGGCTATTTCCGTTGAATATGATTTAGAATATTGATGAGAAGTGTATTTAACTTTATAGTTAAGCCATTAGGCGAAAGATATGAAAATAGCATTACGGTAGATAATAAAGAATTATTACTGAATACGAAAATAGAAAGTTTTAAATCTGTTAATAATGTAGCGGTTGTAATTGCAACTCCTTTAGCATTCAAAACAGAAATTAAAGAGGGAGATTTAGTAGTAATTCACCATAATGTGTTTAGGAGGTTTTATGACATGAAAGGCAAAAGCAAGAATAGTTCGTCGTATTTTAGAGATGACCAGTATTTTTGCGACATCGATCAAATTTATTTATATAAAAATGATAACAAATGGGTCGCTTTCAATGATAGATGCTTTGTAAAGCCTATAAAAAATAATGACCATTTTAAGTTAGATAAAGAGAGAGAACTTATTGGTATACTAAAATACGGAAATGACTCTTTAAACAAGCTTAAAATCAATCCTGGCAACCTAGTAGGTTATACCCCTAATGGTGAGTATGAATTTATTGTAGAAGGCCAGCGATTATATTGTATGAAATCTAATGATATTGTAATTAAATATGGATACAAAGGAGACGAAGTTGAATATAATCCAAGCTGGGCACAAAGCGGTATTGGAGCTAATTAAAGTTGCGGAAGAAGCTATATTGAATAATGGCGATGATGATTTATCAGCAGACAAATTAAAAAATGCAGCAGCAACAAAGAAATTAGCAATATTCGATGCGTTTGAAATTCTTGCTAGAATAGAAGACGAAACAAAAATGATTGAGGAAGCTTCTAAAGAAACTACAGCAAAGCCATTTAAAGGATTTGCGGAGGGGAGATCTAGATAATGTACGAGCAAACTTTATATAAAGTATTAACAGATTATATAAAACCTACGGTTATTAAAAAAAACAATAGGTTAAATAAATGGAAATACGGATATGATAAAGACTATGACGTAGTTGTTATCAGTAAGACAGGCAAGATTGGTGAGATATATGAAATACAAAATCTTAGGATTGCATTACCATTGGATAAAGATCCTTATAAAAGATCCGAAACAAAAGAAGAACAATATTGGGAACAAGTTAAGTATCCTAAAGAATTAGATAAAATTAAAAACGTTACCGATTGGAATAAACATCCTGATAACTTTAAGGAATATTGGTATGATTATATAGATCAAGAATTTAAAAGAAGAGACGAAGGTTTTACTTATTATAGTAATGGCAAACCTACATATATAACAGGTACACATTATATGTACTTGCAATGGAGTAAGATAGATGTTGGTGCAGCAGATTTTAGAGAATCAAATAGATTATTCTTTATATTTTGGGAAGCTTGTAAAGCAGATCCAAGATGTTATGGAATGTGTTATTTAAAGAATAGACGTTCTGGATTCTCATTTATGTCTTCTGCAGAACTTGTTAATCAAGCAACAATATCTAGTGATTCACGATTTGGTATATTATCTAAATCTGGAGCAGATGCAAAAAAAATGTTTACAGATAAGGTGGTGCCTATATCAGTTAATTACCCATTCTTTTTTAAACCTATCCAAGATGGTATGGATAGACCTAAAACAGAATTAGCATATAGAATACCTGCGTCTAAACTTACAAGAAGAAAATTAGATTCTAATGATAAGTTAGAAGATCTTGAAGGATTAGATACTACGATTGACTGGAAGAATACTGGTGACAATAGTTATGATGGTGAAAAATTAAAACTATTAGTACACGATGAAAGTGGTAAATGGGAAAGGCCTGATAACATATTAAATAACTGGCGTGTAACTAAAACGACACTCAGATTAGGTAGTAGAGTTATTGGAAAGTGTATGATGGGTTCAACATCAAATGCTTTAGATAAAGGAGGTGAAAACTTCAAAAGATTATATAATGATTCAGATGTTACGAAAAGAAACCGCAATGGACAAACTAGTTCAGGATTATATAGTTTGTTCATACCTATGGAATGGTCGTACGAGGGATTC